AGCGTGCATTCCGCGCTTTTGAGGCTGTACTCGACCTGCCCCTTTCGACGCCGCTCATCCCGAGGGATATCGCAAAAGCGAAAAAAGCCGATATCGCGCCCGCCGTCATCGATGCGCGCAAACGTCTCTCCCGGCACGATCTGCGCGTTCTGCGCATCGCCCTGCGCCAGGCAGATCGCCGCCGTGTTCATTTCGTTCTCCTTGAGCTCGTAGCTCAGCGAGAGCGCGCGCTCCAGCGGGCCGATGGGCACGAGCGCCTTGTTATACAAAAAAATCCCGGTCATCCGCGCCCTCCTTACTCTGGCCACCGGCAGCACGCGCTCACCGTGACCGCCGCCTCGCTGCCGCTCACGCGGACGGTGACCGCCGTCTCCCCGCGCGCTAGCAGCCGCGCCCAGCGCGTCACGTGCGCAAAGCTCAGCGTCCCGTCCTGCTCGATCACCGCCGCGTCCTCAATGCCGGGCTCGCCGGCGCAGTAGACCAGCGTGCCACCCTCGGGGACGCTCATCCCCTCGATGCGCAGCACCTGATCGCCGCAGACCGCCTCAAGCGCGGTCATCGTGCCGCCCTGCGCCGTCGCCTCTATGGTGATCGGCGCGCACAGCGCCGTCTCCATCGCAAGCTCAAGCGCCGCCTCGCCGCCGCTGGTCACCGCGGCAGCCCGCGTGCGCGTCCGGCTGCGCGCGTACGGCTGCAGCGTCATCGTCAGCTGCACCATGCCCATCGGCCATGAGCGCCACTCGTACGTGCCGCTCGTGTCAAAGGACGCGATGCGCACGACGTCCGGGTCGTTGTCAAAGATCAGCTCGCCCCGGCCGCCCTGCAGCCAGGTCAGCAGCCTGCGCCGCCATTGCGGCGTCGCCTCTTCTCCGTCCTGGGGCGTCAGCCGCAGGACGCGCGTCGTCGGCAGCTGCGCCGCCTCGCCGATCTCCACCATGCTGCCGTCTGGCATTTCGTATTCGCTGCGCTCGATCTTCGCGCCGATATGCATGCTGTCTCCCAGCGCGGCCACCGCGCCGTAAGCGCTCACGTGTACGCCGCGAAACGTAAATCCGTCCATTTATCGCCACCCCTTGATTCTGCCGGCCGCGCCGCGCGTCGTGTCCGATGCGCGCCTGCGCTCCGCCTGGCTGACGTACAGCTCCAGCATATCGCCCGCGCGCCGCGCATCCATGCCCAGCGTCATCCCGGCGATGGCCTGCGCCACCGCCTCGCCCATCGCCGCGTAATCGATCTGCGCGTCCGTGCGCGCCGCTGCCGCCGCGCCGGGCGACGCCGAACCGTATCCGTCAAATACGGCCTGCGCCAGGCTCGCGCCGCGAGCGCGCAGCTCCTCCCCGCTCTCATCGAGCGACTCAAACAGGCCCGCCGCCGTGTACTCGCCGGCCTCTTTCATCGCCAGGCTCGGGCTGTTGATCATCATTTTATTCTTATATCCGCTCAGCACAGACGCGCCCAGCGACACGCCCGCGCTGTACGCCGCGCCCTGCGACGAGCGGATCGCGTCGATCAGGCCCGCCGCGCTGTGCCGTCCGGCCTCGTCCATGCCGTCCATGCCGCGCGCCGCGCCGTCTGCGGCGCTCTCGCCGATCATTTCGCCCGCCGCTTCCATGTCGCCTTCGGCGGCCTCGATCTCCTCGACTGCGCGCTCGCTGACATCCTTGGCGGCGTCCTCCATCTCCGTGGAGGTCGCCTCAAGCGCAGCAGCCGCCTCCTCGCCGGCCCGCTGCATCGCCGCAGCGGCGTCCTGCTCGATCAGCGCGATCTCCTCAAGCAGCGCCGCCTTCTGCGCCTCAAGCGTCCAAAGGCGCACGTTGTCACCGCTGCTCATCGCGCGCGCGATCTCCCCCTCGAGGATCTCAAGCTCCGCGCGCAGCACCGCCGCCGCCTCGTTTGCCGCCGCGCTGCCCGCCGCGCCGAATACGCCGCTTGCGCCCATGCCCTCGTCAAGCTCCTGCACAAGATCGGCCATCCCGCTCTTGATGTGCGCGCCCAGCGCCGCCATCGCCTCGCCGATCGCCTCCGGATCTATCGCCCTTTCCAGTGCCTGGTCAAGCGCCGCATACAGCCCGTCGCCCAGCTCCACCGCGCCGCGCATGATGCCGCCGAACAGGTCGCCCTCGTCCATACTCCGGGCTACCTCGTCAAGCGCGTGCGCCGCACCGTTCACCAGCGGCTCAAACGCCTCGCCGCCCATCACCTGCGCGCGCCGCACCACGCGGTCCAGCTGCACGCCGACCTCGTCCGCGCGCGTCGCCGTCAGCGCATCGAGCGCTCCGGCGGTCCTCTGCGCATTGGACGCGATCGAGGCAAAGATCTCAAGCACCGCGCCGCCGGTGTCCTCCCACTGCGTGCCGAAGAGCGCGATGCCCGCCTTCTGCCGCTCCAGCGGGTCGCTCATGCGCGCCAGCGCCGCGATCGTCAGGTCAAACGCCGCGCTCGCGGTTTCCCCGCCCATCGCAAACTTTCCGGGCAGATCCGCCGCCTCAAGTCCCAGCGCCCTGAGCGCCTCCGTGGTCGATTCGCTCCCGTCGCCGATGCGCAGGGTAAATTCCTTAAATGCATCGCCGATCTTGTCGATGTCGTAGATGCCGCTCTGTGCGCCGGCCGTCAGCGTGCCGATAAATTCCTCCGCGCTCTTGCCGGCCTTGGCGTAGTAGGGCGCGTACTCGTTGATCGTGTCGAGCAGGTTGCCGTTTTTGTCCGCGCCGTCCTGCGCGCCGGAGGCCACCAGCGCATAGGCGTCCCTGGCCGTGATGCCAAAGACCTCCATCATCTGGCGCGCCGTGCGCGCGCTCTCCGGGATGTCCATGCCAAAAACGTCGTCGAGCCTGTAGGCGATCTGCGTCGCCTCCTCTAGCTCCTCGCCCATCGCGCCGGCGTACGTGGCCACCACGCCCACGCTGCGCGCCACGTCCTCAAGGCTCTCGCCGTAGCCCTCTTTGAAGATCTCCTTTGCGCTGCTTACCAGCGATTCAAGCTCCGCGCCCGTCGCGCCGGTGTACGCCGCCAGCTGGCCCTCGCTGCGCGTCTGCTCCGCGCCCGCGCCGAATGCCGCGCCGGCAGCGGCCGCCGCGCCTGCGGCGATTCCGGCTGTGCCGATCTTCAGCCCGCCCAGCTGGCCGAGCTTGTCAAGCAGGCCCTGCACGCCGCCGCCCGCGCTCTGCGCAGCGTCACCGATGCCGCGGATGCCCTCCTGCGTTTCCTGCGTCGCGTTCCCGGCGTCGCGCAAGGCGTCCTCGCCGTCCTCAAGCGCGCGGTTGTAATCACGCAGCGCGCTGCGCGATCTGGCCAGCTCGCTGCGCAGGTTGTTGATGCGCGTGCGCAGCTCCGCCGCCTCACGGCTGTTTGTGCCGTAATGCTCCTCCACCTTGCCCAGCTGCTCGCGCATCAGGCCCAGCGCCGCCTCCTGCGCCTTGATCGTGCTTTCCAGCGCGTCGCCCTGGCGGCGCATGGCCTCCATGTCCCCGCCGGCGGCGGCATATTCGCTGGCCGCCGCGCGCATGGCCGACTTGCTCTCCCGGATCTCCCGGTTGATCGCCGCGAGCTGTTTTCGATATTCCGCCTCGCCATCAAGCGCGATCTTATTGCGGATCGTGTCGTTTTTCTTTTCCATCCTGCCCTCCTCGTCCGGCGCTCACGGGCAGTCGCATAGCCCGCCGATCACCGCGCGCCGCTGCGGCTCGTCCCTGCGCATCATGCGCTCCGGCGCGCTGCGCGCTGCGCGCGCGCCCCGCGTCACCGCGATCAGCGCCGCGGGGCTCATCTGCCAGAATGCGGCGTCCTCGACCCCGCCTGCAAGCGCGCGCCTATACAGCGCCGTCCACGGCAGATCCTGCCCGTCCTTTACGCCTGCGGCGGCTCGTCCTTTTTTTTTGCCGTCGGCGGCATACTCTGCATCACGCCGTCGATCAGCGCCTGCGCCGCCTCGCGCAGCTGCGCATAGTCCGCCTTTACGTCAAACTCATGGCGCGTCATCGGGCTTTCGCCCGCCGCCATCTGCGCGCTCACGACCGCGCCGTAGGCCACCGCCTCAAGCCCGACAAACGTGCGCGCCGTCAGCTGCATCACGATGCCAAGGTACCCAAGCCGCGTGCCTACGGCCCATTGCCAGTAAAGCTCCGTCTGGCGCATCTGGTTGTGGTCAAAGCGCACCGCCACCTCCCGGTCAAACAGCCGGATCTCGCCCTGCGGTGCAGGGAATGCTGTATCGCTCATCATCATGCTCCGTCCTTTTTAATAAAGCCGCCCCGCAAAAGCGGGGCGGCCTGATTTTACGTCGGTTCAGTCTCCGTGTCCCACGGCGCGCGGACCCGCGAGAAAAACGTCTCCGGCGTCATCGCGTTTTCCCTTCCCGCGGTGTCGTAGACATACTCCGTCAGGCGCACAGGCTTCGCGCCATTGCCGGGCGTGTAGCGGTACGCCAGGCGCGTGCCGCTGCCTTTGATCGTGGGGATCTGGTAGGCGACCGTCCCGTCCTCCATCGTGCGCATCTGGCTCTCGCCCTCGGCGAAATTGACGCAGTAGATCCAGCGCATCATGTACGTGCCATCGTCGCGCGTCGCGCATACGCCGACCGCGAAGTCAGGCGCCAGGCCGTCGCCGATCAGCTCGCCGCCGTTTGCGTCCACCGTGCGGCCGAGCATATCGCAGCGCACCGCAGGCAGCACACGCGGGTACTCAACCTTCACGTCCATGCCCGTCAGGATCTTGGTCTTGCGGATCATGCGGTCGCTCGCCGGCTGCTTGCCCTCGGCGTACTGCGGCGTCAGGCCGCAGCTGATGCCCTCGCAGGCCAGGTACGGCGTGTCATACTCCGGCGGCGTGTCCGGCGTGTCCTTTTTGATCATCTTCGCCAGGTACACATCGCCCATGCCGACAAAAAGCCCCAGCTCCTGCAGCTTCTCAAGAGTCGATTCCATTGTTATTCCTCCTCAGCGTTTCTCTCGTCGTAGCGCAGCGCGAGGATGATCGGATGGATCTGCGCGGCAATCGCCGCCGCAGCGGCGTCCTCGCAGTCCGTCCACATCCGGCAGTAGAGCAGCGCCGCCTGCCCGTAGAGGTACGGCTCGGCCGCCGCCATCGCGTCATGCACGCCTCCGGCGCGGATCGCACCGATCGCCGCAATCATCGCGCGCTCGGCGTCCCTGTCCGCCTCGCTTCCCTCCTCGATGCCGCGCAGGTACGCGCGCACATCAGCCTGACCGCCGATGGCGGCCAGGACGTCGCTTGCGCACATCATGATCAGGCCGCCACGCCGACCAGGCGCAGACGGTTGACGTCGGTGATGTTGATGTCGTAGTCGCTGCCGCACACGACCTTGACGATGTCAAGATCGATGTCCTTGTCGCTCTCGATGCTCAGCGCGTCGTCATAGTTGACGTGGATCGCCTTGAGATCGCCGACGACCGGCGTGCTCGCGTAGTCGCACAGCACGACCTTAAAGCCGAGCATCGCCTGATCCGGCGCGCCAAAGAGCGCAGCAGCGCCGTTGGCAAGCTCCTTGACCATCGCGTAGTAAGCCGCCGGCGTCATCACGACCTTGGCCACGCGGCGCGCGGCGACCGGCAGCGCGGCCAGCGCCGCGCAGATCGCGTCGTACATCGTCGCGCCGGTGACCCTGGCAACGCCGGTCGCCGCCGCCAGCACGCTCATGTGCGCGTACGCGCTCGCCGGGCTCAGGGCGAAGATGCGGCGCAGCATACGGTTCTGATGGATTTCGCGCAGCTTGCCGGTGATGTACGCGTCCAGGCTCACATCGGTGCCGCGCATCACGCCGCCAGGCACGCTCACCTTATCGCGGCCCGGGAAGCGGCCGAACAGGATGACGTCGTCCTCCATCTCGTGCTCGGTGGCCGCCGTGCCCGCGGGAACAGCCTCGTCGACGCTCGTCTCGGTGGTCGCTGCCTTGGGCAGGCGCAGGCCCTTGATCTGGGTCACAGTGATCTCCGCGAGCAGCTCGTCCTCGCCGTAGATGTCGGTGATCAGGTCATTGCTCACGGTCACCGGCAGCAGGCCGTTGCCCGGATTCGCGCCCGTCGTGATCGGCACGCTCAGCGCGCTGAGCACCTGCGCGGGCACGGCGCTGCCGTTGATCATCGCGCGCAGCAGACCGCCGCGCGCCTCGGCCTTTTCCTGCGCGCTGCGCGCGTTAAACTGCGCAGCCACGCGGGTGCGCTGCGCGTTTTCCTCATTCTCGAGCGCGCCGCTCAGGTCCTGATAGCGCTGCGCATCGGCAGCGATCTCATCGCGCACGGCCTTGAGCTCCTCGTCCCTCGCGCCGCCGGCCAGCTGCATACCGGCCAGCCTCTCGCGCGCCGCGCGGATTCTGTCGCCCAGCGCCTGCACCTCGCTGCGCACCGCGGCAATGTCCAGCTCCGCCTTGACCCTCACGCCGCGACCAAAGGCATTGGCGGCATAGCGCATCGTCTGAGTGTAGGTTTTCATGGTGTTGTCCTCCTTTTTTGTTTTACATCGTCATGCCGAGGCCGGCGAGGATCTCGTCGGCCTCCTTGAGGTAATCGCGCGCCGCGGCCTCCGGCGCCTGCGCCGGCTTGGGCACGCCCAGCCTGCTGCGCAGCTTGCCGATGTCCATCGCCGCATACCGGCCGATCATCGCCGCCGCCGCGCCCTCCTCCATCGCGTCGCGCTCGTAGCGCAGGATCCTGTCGCACAAACCGCACGCCAGCGCCGCATCCGGCGTCAGGTACGTGTCCTTGTCAAGCTCCGCGCGCAGCGCGTCCTCGCCGCCGGTGTAGCGCGTCATGTACGCGTGCACCATCACGTCGCGGATCATGTCCAGCACGTCCGCCTGCTCGCGCAGCTTGTCCGCATTGCCCATCGCACCGACCCAAGGCTTGTGGATCATCATCATAGAGACGTCGTACATCTCCAGCTCACCGGGGTCCGCGGCCATGGCCACCAGGCTCGCCGCGCTCGCGGCGATGCCCGTCACCCGCACGCGCACGCTGCCCTTGTGCTCAAGGAGCATATTGTAGATCTCAAATCCCGCGAATACGTCGCCGCCCGGGGAATTGATCTCCACCAGGATGTCCTGCCCGCTGTAGGCGCTCAGCTCCTCGCGCAGGAGCGCCGGCCAAACGGCGTCCTCGTACCAGCTCTCGCCGCTGTCGATCGGCCCGCTGAGCACCAGCACCGCGCGGTTATCCGTCTCAGCTGCCGCGTCCAAAAAGTCCCAGAATCTGGGCATCGTTCACTCCTCCTCGCCGCGCGCTGCATTGTGCGCGCCGTTGATCTCATTGACGTCGATCGTCGCGCCTGCGGCAACCATCGGCACCGGCGCCAGGTCCTTGCTCACCAGCGGCACGTCGCCGCCCTCAACCGGCGGCCTGTGCGCCTTGGCGCGCAGCTCGTTGACCGTGATCTCGCCGCAGCGGATCGCGGCCTGATGGCGCGCGCCGAGCGTCGCGCTGTCCGCTCGCAGGAACGCTTCCACGTCAAAGCGGAAGGCGTATCCCTCTTTGCGCTCGCGCACGGTAAGGAGCTTGTAATTAAGCTCCTCCTCCCACATCTGCACGATCGGCTGCATCGTCAGCGTCAGAAACTCGATGTTCTGCTGCTCGATCGTGCTGCCGGTCGTGTCCGCTGTCTCGCCCAGCAGATGCGGCGGCAGGTTGTATACCGTCGCCACCCTGGCGCGCGTGATGCGCTCCACATCGATGAGCTGCTGGTCAAACGGGCTCCCGTCAAGGCGCGTCGCTTTCATGCCGCTTTCCAGCGCGATCACCTGACCGCCGCTTTTGCGGTAGAGCTTTAGCATCTCCTCGACCGCGCGCGCGCGCTTGCCCTCGCCGAAGCTGCCCGGAAACTCCAGGATCAGTCCCCGGCTGACGCCCTTGGCGCTCTCCAAGGAGAACGTCTTGACGTCGTCGCTGTAGCTGACCGTGCCCCTGAGCACGTCCGTCAGCCGGATCGCCGTCGCGCCGTCCAGGCTCATGTGGTGCATGGCCAGCACGTACCAGCTGTGAAGGTACTCCGTCGCGCCGTCCGTGCGCGTCACGACGTACCACAGCTCGCCCGTGATCTCCTCGATCATCGGCGTCACGCAAGCCGGGTCAAGCACGCGCAGGCCGCACAGCCTGCCCTCCCGGTCAAACTCCTTGACCGCGTAGCTGCGCCCCTCCGTATTGCGATAGCCCTCCATCGCGCGCTTGAACGCGTACGCGCTCATCATCCGGTGGGGCCGCAGCGCGATCATCGCATCGCGCGGGTCGTCGGCGATCTCGGTTCCCCGATACAGCCGGCACGGCATCGTGGCCAGCGCATTCGCGATCCGCGTCACCGCCGCGTAGATCGTCTCCTGCGTGGCCAGCGTTGCCTCGGCGCGCGCCCGGTACACCCCTGACCAGGTCAGCGCCGGCCGGCCTGTGCCTGCCGACTGCGGGCGGTCCCTCGCCCGGCCCTGCGTGCTGTGTTTCGC